TTCTAACCAAGATACGATGAACGCGAATAAAATTACGATCATTAAAAGAGATGGTCGCAAAGAGCCATTCAATCCACAAAAGATGCAGAAGCTTTTGATGTGGGCCTGTGATGACAAAGAATTTATGGCTGACGAACTTATTCGTGACACTGAGATTAAGTTGCATAAAGAGATTCATATCAAGGATATGTATCAGCAGCTAATCATTACTGCTGTGAATAAAATAAGCATGCTTCAGCCCATGTGGGAAGATGTTGCTGCCAAACTTGAGTTAATGGGTCTCTACAAAGAAACGTATAACATTTCTAACGAAAAAGATTACCCGCACTTGAGAGATGTTCTTGCAAAAGGTCTAGAACACAAAATTTATGATCGCAAAACCGTATCACGTTATACAGCGCAAGAGATTGAGCAAATTAACGATGCGATAGATCCTTCACGTGATCATTTATTCAATTATAAAGGTCTAGTAACTTTCTTTGATAAGTATTGTTTGAACTATTCAAAGACTAAAAAGCTTGAATTGCCTCAGCATTCTTATATGCGTGTAGCTATGGCGTTAATGGTTGAAGAACAAGATAAAGTAAAACGTGTAATTGAACTTTACGATGCGATTTCACAGCACCAATATACAGTTGCAACACCTATAATCTTGAATGCATTGACACCCGGCCAACAGCTAAGTTCTTGTGTTTTGAACACTCTAGATGACGATTCGCACTCAATTCTAGATACAGGTAAAAATTTAGGTATTTACTCTAAGTTCAAAGGCGGAACTGCTTGTGATATTAGTGCAATGCGTGCTAAAGGTGGTTACATCGAAGGAACACAAGGATACTCTTCTGGTCCAGTGCCCTTTATGAAGTTCTTTGAGTCTATCATGAAAGCATGGAACCAAGGTGGCAAACGCCCAGGCGCTTTAGCAATTTACTTCAATTGGTGGCACCTAGATGTATTTGATATTTTGTCGTTGAAATCAAATGGCGGAACTGATGAAAACCGTGCACGTGGATTGCAATACGCAATTAAATTAAACAACCACTTCATTGACGCAGTTATTAAGGATGAAGAAATTACGTTGTTTGATCCAAAGGACACGCCTGATCTAATTGGAACATTTGGTGATGAGTTTGAAAGAATCTACAATCAATATTTGAATAAAGGTTCTATTCGTAAGAAGAAAGTGTCTGCTCGTGAACTTTGGGAAAAGATCATGAAAGAACGTTCTGAAACTGGTAACATCTACCTAATGCATGAAGAAAACGTTAACGAAACATCAATGCTAAATCGCTACATTGGTTCGTCTAACCTTTGTACAGAAATTGTTCTTCCATCAAGGGCTTCTAAAACAATTAATGAAGAGCTTGTAACAATGGAAGCTGGTGATAAGCGTATCGTTAAGCGTTACACCGCTGGCGAGATTGCACTATGTAATCTTTCGTCAATTAATGCAGAAAAGTGGTTCTACATGAATGACGACGAAAAATGGCAGCTTGTTCGCACAATGGTTCGCGCACTAGATAACACAGTTGATGTTGCTAATTACCCAGTTAAGGAAGGCAAGAATTCTAACTTAATGTATCGTTACTTGGGTATTGGAATTCTGAATCAGACTAACTATTTGGCACTAAAAGAAATTGTCGTCGATAGTCAAGAGTCAGCAGAAGAACAAGATCGTCTATGGGATGAAATATCTTATATGATTATTTCTGTATCTGTTGAATTGGCGATTGAAAAAGGCAAGTTCCCTCAGTTCCATGAAACTGAATGGTCTAAAGGTATTCTTCCAATTCATAAAGCTAACAAAAACGCATTTGAATTGACTGAATACGAACCAGATTGGGATCGTTGGAATGAACTTGCAGAACGAGTTCGTACATTTGGCATTCGTAACGCTCAACTTATGGCAATTGCACCAACAGCTACATCTGGTAAAGCAGTTAATGCGATCGAGTCTACTGAGCCAGTACACGATTTCTTCTATAAAGAAGAAGGTACAATCACGATTCCTACTGTAGTTCCTAACTTCAGAAAGAATAATAGATATTACAAAAAATCGTTTGAGTGTGATCAGTTTGGACTATTGAAATGTGCTGCAGTTCGTCAAAAATGGATAGACCAAGCACAATCGGTTAACGTATACATGTCACGCCCTGATTCATTGATGGAACTTACACAGCTTCATCTATATGGTTTCAAATACGGGATGAAAACGTTCTACTATTTGCGTCAGCAAAAAGAAGATACTGAGTATGTTTGTGAATCCTGTACGTAAATAAGGACCCTTCGGGGTCTTTTTTTCAAAAAAAAGTTAAAAAAGTTGTTTACTTTCTTAGAAAGCTATGGTAGAATAGATCTATCAAATGGAAGGAGTAAAGAAAATGACTAAACGCATCACTGTAACATGGAAAAATGGTTTCACAATGTCTTATAAATTTGAATATGCGACTCCAGAACGTGTACAGGGTCTACTCAAACATTACGATTCGTTGTCATGGATCGAATCAGTAAAAGTTTCTTAAAGGATAATAAATGATAACAAAATTAGAAAAACTGTCTGACGGCAAATTCATTCTTAATGAGTGCATTATTGTTTCTGACATCACGTTGATGGAAAATAACATTAGTTATGAAATGAACTTTGATGCAGATATCATTACAGAAGAAGAAGCAGGCGAAATTGCTAGTGGATTTATTCTAGAAGCATTAGACGCAGCAATTAAAAAAGAAGAAAATTAAAAAAAAACTATATACTTTCATTGAAAAACTAGGTATAATAGCTCTAACAAATCAAGAAAGAAGGATTACATACATGTTTCTACCTAAAAAATTTATTCTAGCTAATGAACTCGTTGAAAAAATGGGTATCCATATTGCTAACATCTCTATGCTTCGCCAAGAATTCGAAGACCGGGATAACATGTACGACATTCAAAAAATCAACAATTGTAGTTTCATCAACACTAAGTCTCGTCAATTGCCAAATAACATTATGGTCGGTATTTTATCTAATAAGTTTACAGATATGTCTAATAAACTTCCTTGCCGCTATGTTTCTGAAGAGTACAATGCTACTGAGCGCGAATTGACGAATGCAGGAATCATTACTGGTAAAGTTACAGTTTGCGGTAAAAAATTCTATGAATTCACTGACGAGTTTGTTGAAACAGTCAAAGGTAAGTTAACTTACACACTCGATAAAGCAGAACTAGGATACTGTCTAATGCATAATCAAATCATAGGTTATGTTCAACTTAGCAAAAACAAATATCTAACTTGGTACTAATATGAGTTGTACGACAGAAAAATGGCATAAGCGTTATATAGATCTTGCTAAAAATGTTTCACAATGGAGTAAAGACCCATCTAAAAAAATTGGTGCTTTGATCGTCGGTGAAAAAGGACAAATTATTTCCCAAGGATTTAATGGATTTCCACGTGGCATCGACGACGATCCAGCTCGATATAACGATAGAGAGTTGAAATACAAGTATGTCGTTCATGCTGAAGCGAATGCGATATATAACGCTATCCATAATGGAGCTTCTACCAATGGTGCAACGATATACGTGACCGGGCTTCCAATCTGTCACGAATGCGCTAAGGCGATCATACAAACAGGTATTAAGGAAGTTATTATGGATACGTTGCCCTCGGGCAACTGGGAAGAATCGGGTAAGTTATCATTGCAAATGTTCGCTGAAGCTGATATAACTTACAAATTTATTAAGGAGTGAGAATGGCAGAGATTGCAATCGACTACGATAATACATATAGTTCTTTTAAAGAAGAAATTGATGTATTCGTTAAAGCATTAAAAAAGAATGGCCATAGTGTTCACTTGGTTACAGCAAGAAATGAAAAGCTCGAACCTATCGATGATGATTTAAGCATATTCGATCATGTGTTTTATACAGATGGAAGAGCTAAGGCATCCGTCGTTAGAGCTGATTTGTTTGTTGATGATTCACCAGTAACATTATGTTGTGATTTTGTACCTGGGGCTGCTCATGCTGAACCAAGTAGAGCATTACATCAGGGTTATAAAGATACGCATATTTTATGGAATTTTGAGGAAGGTAAGTTTGTTAGTTATGTGACTAAGCAATTTAATCCTAATCATATCAAAGGAAAGAAATAATGCAAATAATTTTAGTAAATGGTAAGAAAAGGTCTGGCAAAGATTATTTTGCTTCAATATTAAAGGATGAATTAGAAAAGGTCGGCAAAACAGCTGAAATAATGTCATTCGCAGATCCAATTAAAGACATTTTAGCCACAACACTAAATATTTCGCTAGAAGAGTTAGATGAATATAAAAATCAAACATATCCTATAGGTGTACAAGTTGCAACATACGACGACTACGATTGCCAGTATTTAACTAATTTTAGAGCTATTCTTCAAAACTTCGGCACTGAGGCTATGAAAAAATACTTCGGAGAAAATGTCTGGTCTGAACTTCTTTTAGAGAGGGCAAGTCAGCGTGGCACTGACTTCGTAATCGTCCCAGACTTCCGTTTCTTGAGCGAATGTGTAAGTGACATCACAGTCAGAATTAGAAATGACGAAATAGATAATAATTGCACCGATAATCATAGGTCTGAAAATGAGCTAAACGATTTCGAGTTTAAGTACACTATTAACAATAGCGGACGCCCTGATTTAACTCTAGAGACTCGAAATTTCATTGCGAAATTACTCAGTAGCTAACACCGGTATTGAGCGTTCGTTTTTGATGATAGTATAGTGATCGTATTTAACATCGACTGTCATGATACTTTCAGTACTATCATCTATAGTGCTCATGAATATGTCGCCAATAGATTCAATACGACAATTAGTAAATTCAATTTTTAAAATTTTATGACCTTTGTTGTTATTGATTTCTACCCAGAAGTCAAATGAATTGTCGGCGTATTGTCCAGAAGTAGGAGAAATGTTCTGAATAACTTGATCCATGAATTCGTGATAGATGTTAAAATCTTCGTCTATTAACATTTCAAAGGATAATCCGTTGTATGTGAGAACATCACCAGCGAGAGCAAGTCTAGAACCGGCACGACCACCTACTTCAGGCAAACTGAAATTAATACCCGGAATATTTATGCTAGTCAAATAAAATGGTAAATTTTTAAATTTATCTGAACCAGCCGTAAAATTGGTCTTTTGAGCAAGATTATTATAGTTCATTGCATCCCTTTTTTAAGTTGGTTTATTGTATAATATTATTATATTTATAAAAGAGCGAAGGTTCAAAAGGGAAACAATGACAGAGAAAAAGAAGCAAAAACACAACTATACAAGTGAGCTTGAGTTAAAATCGTTATTGATTCGTATTAAAAATGATCGTGCTGATTTAGGGACGACTAAACGAAATAGTGTCATTAACAAATATGTTAAATGGCATACTAAAATCAATAATAAGAAATATCAAAATCCGCAGAAGCGTAATATTACGAAAGCGAAACTAAAAGACCTTATTGTACGTTATTCAGAAGAAACGCGCGTAGACCGCGAATCATATGAAAGATTCGGCGAAATAATTCTTTTAATGATTAAAAACATTCTTAAGAAACCTCAATTTAGTGGGTACACTTATCGAGATGATTTTTATTCAGACGCAGTCTATAAGATTTTAAAGTACCTCCACAACTTTGATCATACATTAATTTCTGAAAGAACAGGTACGCCTGTTAATTCCTTTGCGTATATTTCACAAATCATCCATAATAGTATTTTGTTTATTATCAATACGAAGAAAAAAGAAAATACTAATATGAAGAAGCAGATTGCTTTAGAAAGTATCGCACACAACATTAAAGGTGTTCATGAACATGTTCAAGATCCTCTTTATAGCGAAGAAAGAGTGATTGAAGAGTTGGTTCAAGAATTTCATATCGATACTATTGATGAAACTTTAGTTAATACAATCAGCAAAATGAAATTTACTGATGATAGAAAGACTAGAGTTGTTGTATTATACCCATCGGATTATTTGATTACCTTTGATGAATATAATGAGTTGAAAAAATACTTCAAACCTAATATGAGTTTAGTGAGGTCTTCAAATGAGTGATATAGTTTATTATAACGAAGGCGAAATGCCGTTCGAACTTACTAAGCAGTATGATGTTGATAAATATCCATACTTAGTAAATGAAGTTATGCAACACATTGAAAAAATTAAAGGTGAAGATAAAGAAATGTCGCTCGTTGACATTATCGTAGATTACGGTCTAAAGAATAATGTTGACATTGAGCTCATAGGTGATGCCATTAGCAATGATGTTTATTTTAAATCATTCATCAAAAAAGATTGCGAATTGCATCGAATTTTTAGAACAGATCAACCAGAAGAATGGTAAAGGAGAAGTAGGATGAACTTTAGAGACTTTATTGCCCAAGCGCCCGAAGAAGTTGAAGTTGATGCACCGACTGATGATTCATATGAAGAAGATTATTCATATGACGAAGAAAGTGCACCAGAATCTGATGAGGAATAGTTGTGGCCGATTGGAATTGTATGTGGTTTTACTGTAAAGAAAAATCCAAAGAATATTATAATAAAATTATTACGTTTCTTAAAAACAATTTTAATTAAACGGTTCTATTTGATATTCCTCAAATAGAGTTTGCAATGCAAATGTCAATTTCCCCGACCTTGGGTATTCTGGGAATTTCTTTTTCCCAGAATATTCTTTTTTCAACTTGTTATAATTACGCTTAGATACTGTTGGCTCTTTGGGTTTTTCAGTATGATGAATTATTGGATAAGTACCTTTAACATAGTACTCAATCAATTTCTCAAGCATAACAATACGATCTTCTACAGATTTGGGTTGACGGTACCGACTGGTGTTATTCCAAATTTTGCCTTCCCATACATTACACGCTCTGCATAGAACACCACGAACTAGACCTGCACCATCTTCGCCCAATATTTCTTTTGATGTCTTATGTTGATGATCTAATGAAATGCCCGTTTCATCAGTGATTGGATTATTGCAAATAGCGCAGCATCCATTTTGTTCATCTAGTATCTCTTCGCGAAGTTCTTTCACTTCTGATGATTTTAATTGATGTAAATCTGTCATTCTACCTTTCTTTATGTTTATCAAAAAAAATATTTATATGTTTTCAGTTTTTTCACATTTTGTGAAAAAAATTGTTTACATCTACTTTAGATGTGATATAATTAGATATAACAAATGGCAAAATTGAAGGAAGAAGATGATGAAAGTACTAGGTGATGCAGGTTTACTCGTAGCTTCAATGAAAGCTCACTCAGCAACCAACGAATACATCAAAGATCATGGCGAGCATCCTTTTAATTGTGGCTTCGCATGGGTAGTTGTTAAAGGTGTTCGTGGAAAGAAAGCTGATTTGCTTAAACAACACGGGTTCAAAAAACGTTACGATGGCCCAGGTTTGAGTTTTTGGAATCCTTCTGAATCTTACACTCAGGATATGTCAGCTAAAATGGCTGGTGCAGAAGCGTACGCTAAAGAACTTCGAGAAATGGGTATTAGCGCTGAAGCTTATTGTCGTTTAGATTAAGGAGATTAACTATGGCTTTTTCAAATCGTGGTAAGTTAGACGATACAATTTCAGCAATGTTTAGCAATCCTGACTATTCAAAGGATTATCTTTTCTATGCGCATATGCTTGGACAGTGCAGCATTAAAATAAGAGAAAATATGGGTGGGCCTGCCGGCGTAAAATTTAGCAATGATCATTACGATTTGTTTATTGATCCTGAGTATTTCGATGAGTATGATCTCGTTGGCCGCCTAGCTATTCTTAAGCATGAAATGTTGCACATCCTTGGTGACCATATTCACCGTGTTCAAGATAGAAACTTTACGCTATTTAATATAGCGACAGATTGTGCGATTAACCAACTTATTAATAGCGATCATTTGCCTAAAGATGGCATCATCCCACAAACATTAGAAGAAAAGTATGAACTTAAGCTCAAGCGATTTATGGAAGGTGAGTATTACTACGATGAACTTCTAAAAGAGCAGGAAGAGCAAGACCAAGATTTTTCAGAAAGTAATAACGGTAACCCCATGGATTCTCACGAAACTTGGCAAGAGTCCGAAGGCGACCCAGATCTTCAGCAAGATGTTACTAAGAAAATGATTGAAAGATCACAAGCTGAAACAATCAAAGGGAATGGTAAAGTTCCCTCCAATTGTGCAGAGTGGTTAAAACTACATAGTCGCAAATCTGAGGTTAACTGGAAGAAAGAACTTCGTATGATCGTTAGCAATAAGAAGACTTCTAAACGCCCAACTATTATGCGCAAAGATCGTCGCATGCCCCACCGCACAGAGTTACGTGGCAAAACTAGAGATAGAACGTTCGATCTATTAGTCATTGCTGATGTTTCTGGCTCAATGTCAGATGAAGCGGTTATATCAACTTTGCAAGAAGTGCGTCAAATATGTGATGTTTGTAACACGAATGTAAATCTTATTCAGATAGACACTGTAGCTTACGAGCCAGAAGTTTTAACGAAAAAAACGAATGTTTTAACACGCAAAGGTCAAGGTGGGACTAAACTTTCGCCAGCCTTAGAAAAAGCGAAAGAACATAATATTTCTTATGATGCAGTTGTTGTTCTAACAGATGGTGGCCTTTGGGGCGACGACATAAGCCAGTTTGTTTCGTTGAATAAAAAAGTAATCTGGTTAATTGAACCAACCGGTTATATTTTAGAAGAAATGAATTCGGGAAAAATGAAAGCAATTAAACTCAAAGATTCGTAAAAACGTTTAAAACCAAACATTTAGAGCAATATTTGTAACGAGAAATGTATAAATATAGTCATATATACGTTTTTTGGAGTTCTTAATGGAAACAGGTTTGTTTCAGTTAATTAGAGACTTAGCAGAAGCTGGTGTCCTAACGGATACTACTCTAATTCTAATTGTTATTGCATTGTTGGGTTTAGGATACAAACACGTTTTGCGTCCCATTAGGGATAAAGTGGAACTGCATCCAACGATCGACGAAATAAAAAGTATTGCGCAAACGAGAAACGAAGAAGAAGAATTAAATGTTGAAGAATTACGCAATAAGTTAGATCAAATGTTGATTAAAATAAACGAAATCGAAAGATATACGGAAAACCACGGAAGAGAATTAAAAGAAATACAACATGATGTTGAACATATAAAACAAATATTGAATCAATTTCAGGGTCATTTTATGTATGGAAGCAGACGGGCCAGTGACTTTGGTAACAAGGAGTTAAGGTAAATGCCGCACACGAATAGACGTTACGAATATTTGAGTAATTATCATTTTTACAATAACAATATTGATTTTAGGATCGCGTCTTCTCAAGCTCTTGAAAAATTTAAAAATGTGCAGTCGTTTCAGCTCAATCAGCTTCAAAATGGAAAGTTTTTCTTCCCTCAAGAAGTAAGAGAAATATTGCTGTTAAAATTCGATATGTGGTCAAGATTTTTAACAGAAATCGAGAATTTCTTTGTTGAATTAGACAATAGTCATCATGATGTTGAACCGAATGAAATAGATTTTATTATTAGTTTAGCAAACATTACAAACGATAAATATAAATCGATCATGACGACAGCTCCAACGAAAGAATATTTTGATGAAGAATTTTCTAATATATGGTTAGAAATGCATGAAGATATGTTTCAACTTATGTTGCTTGAAATTGGAGAAATGTCAGGAAATCACAAAGTCGCATTTGCTTGTTTATCTGATATTTTGTGTCGTGTTATGCAATACACTCTAATAGAACTCCATGAACTTAATGAATTGATGCAAAGCTCTAATAAGAATGAAACATTTTTAGTTGTGACGCAGCTATGTTCTCATTTTCTTCAAAATACTGGCGTTTGTCTTCTTTCTAGAAGAGCACAAGTATATAAAAAGTATTTTAATATTTCAAAAATATGGCTCAAAAATTATACAGACTCACCCATCACACGTCTATTAATTAACCAATTAACCGGCTTAGGCTTAGAGATAGATTTTGAACGAAGCTTAACTAATTAAGCAAACACCGTGTATAATACTATCAAGTTTCGGAGGAATAATTATGAAAAACATACTAATTGGAACGGCCGTCGGATTACTAGCAAACATAGCAGTGGCAGAAGAATTGATGCTACCCATGGAATGCTACCCATTAGAACAAATGGAAAAAATAATCAACTCTTATGAAGAAACTACTGGGTTCGTAGGTAGGAGTAAAGCAGCTGACGGTACTGATGTTGTTACTATGATAGTTAGAAACGAAGATACTGGGTCATGGACAAATATGCTAATCAATACTACTGCTGGCGCAGCATGTGTTGTTAGTTACGGTGATGGATTTCAATTCATATACGGGGCCGACGCTACATGAAAGTAAGCATAGGCAAATATACAGATAGATTGACATGTAACATTCACACTAATTATATGCAAAACAAATATGGTTTTGATTGGCCCGAGCAAACTCGTTTTGAAAACTTCCTAGAGAAATTAGAAGATTTCATTCAAACATTGTATACGCCTATTAACTACTTTCTTGACAAGCGCACACAAAAGATACGTGTAAAGATTGATCGCTGGGATACATGGAGCATGGACCATACACTTGCACCTATCATCTTGCCCATGCTCAAGCAACTAAAGGAAACCAAGCACGGTGCTCCTTGGGTAGCTGTAGAAGATGTACCTAGAGAACTACGTCCTACAAAAAAAGAAGTGTTAAAATATAACGCAGAAGGTTCTACTGATCCTAACTTCTTCAAGCGTTGGGATTGGGTCATGGACGAAATGATCTGGGCATTTGAGCAAAAGTGCTTAGACAATTGGGAAGAGCAGTACTATGGAAAGTGGGTAGAAGACTCTTCTAAAACGTTCGGAGGTTATCATATTAACGCAGACGACGAAGGACGCAAAGCACATCAAGCTCGCATGAGCAACGGTTTTAGACTGTTTGGAAAGTACTATGAAAATTTGTGGGATTAATTTATAAATTTCTTCATTTTTCTATTTACATTCTCTGATTCTTTTGATAGAATTGTATAATAATATTTGGAG